ACAGTCGGTCAGCGTAATTCGGGGGTGTCATTCCATAGGTTGTTCAATCCTTTAATCTACTTGCCAAAGGATTATGCAATGATGACCGATGTACTTACCGAAGAAGAACTTGAAAAAGGGTATGACATACTTTTTATCAATAGGTACATAGCAGGAATGGAGGTTGATGAGGTTGTAAGATTGCGAGATAAGTACGGATTCAAGTTGGTGGTTGATGTTGACGATTATTGGAACTTAGATGCTTGGCATATTCTTTACGGCAAATATCCAACGCAGAAGGTCATTGACCATATCAAGGTCGCAGATATTGTAACTTGCTCAAACAATGATTTAGCGGTTCAAATTGATGAACTCAATCCGAATTGGATAGTAATTCCAAACGCTTTGCCTTATGGTGAGGACCAGTTCACGGATGTAAAGACTGAATCGGAAAAGGTCCGTTTTGTTTATGCAGGGTCAATCACACACGAAAAGGATATCGCAATCCTTAAAAACCCAATGAAAAGGGTGGCAGGAGATGCAATGGTAAAGAGCAAGTCAAGTTTTATCCTTTGCGGATATAGCGAGGACAAGAACGTGGCAAACGTATGGGGCAGAATGATTAACGACTACCTATGTGGATTCAATGTTGATGGTTACATACGGGCAGCGTTACCGGTCGACCAATATATGAACTTTTACAATGAAGCGGATGCTTGTCTTGTTCCTTTGGTAGATTCCAAGTTTAACTCAATGAAGTCTAACCTTAAAGTCCTTGAGGCAGCGACTAAGAATGCACCTGTCATTTGTTCCAATGTCAAACCTTATGCATATTGTAAGGATATCATCCGAGTAAACAATCAATCCGATTGGTTCACAAATATTAAAAAAGTTGTCAAAGATGCTATTTATAGGCAAGAGATGGGGATTGCTAATGGGGAATGGTGTAGGGAGAACTTCAATCTTATCAAGGTAAACAAACTTCGTTCACAAATATTCAACGCATTATGCCAGTAATTAAGTGCAGTAACGGAAAGTATCGCATCGGTTCGGGTCAATGCATCTACGATACAAAAGAGAAGGCGACTGAGGTATGGACCGCAATACTTGTAGGGGGTAAATATTCTTACAAGAAACCAAAAGAAAAAAACACAAAAACCAAACGCAATGGATAGAGTCCTTATCGCAATGGCGGTGCATGACACCGAGGAAAACAAAAGGTCAGAACTAACCGAAAAGGTCTTAAATGAATTAAACTTTCAGCATATCTTTTATGACCATGATTTTTGGATTATAGATAATAACTCTTGTCAAGCAACAAAGGAAATCATCAAGCAATATCCATTTGTAAATATCATAACTAATGATGAGAACATTGGAACGGCAGAGGCGGTTAACCTTGCTTGGAAGCATCGTAAACCTGGTCAGCATTGTATCAAGATGGACAACGATGTAATTATAGACAATGTTGATTGGGTTAAAGAAATGGTGGAAGCGATAGAACGTGAAGCAAGGATTGGAATAGTAGGTTTAAAGCGTAAAGATTGTTGGGAAGAACCGAATCACGCATTACCTGATTGGAGAAGCGAGTTGATTATGCTACCACACCTTGCAGGTCAGCGTTGGATTATAGTTGAGAAGTGCCATCACATTATCGGTACTTGCCAAATGTACTCATCCGCTTTGCTTGACAAAATAGGGTATCTTTGCCAACCTAACCTCTATGGTTACGATGATGTCCTTGCTTCTCATAGGTCAACAGTTGCAGGGATGTGGAATGTGTTTTTGCCTCACATTGAGATTGAACACATAGACAAAGGGGAAACCGAATACCAAACGTGGAAGGAGAAACATAGTGCAGAAGTAACTCAACAGGTAATCAAGATGACCCATGAATACTATCACGGCACAAGACCAATATATTACAATCCATTCTAATGAAAGTAATCGTATCACTTGACAATCCGAATCACGCAGGTTGGTTGAAGTTGGAACAATCCCTTAAGCAACATGGTTGGTCCTATCATCCAATAGTAAAAGAGTGGCAAGGATTCGGCACTAAGATTATAGGACTTTATGAGTACCTATGCTCAAACGATATTGATGAGTTCATCTACCTTGATGCTTACGATAACTACTGCATAGCAGGACCTCAAGAGTTTAAGTTTAAAAAGAAGGACTACCCGATGATAGTATCAAGTGAGAAAGGATGCTATCCCGACATACACAACATGGGCAAGTTCCCAGTAGTCAATCACGAATGGAAGTTCCTAAATAGTGGGCAGATATACGGAAACAAAAAGGACTTCCTTGATATATACCATAGCAATCCTCCAAGGTTTGAGGATGACGACCAGCGTTGGTACACGGACCGCTTCCTTGCAATGCCCGACAAGATAGGACTTGATTACTGCAACATATTCCAATCCGTAGCGTTTGAGGTTGAAGGTGACTTCACCCTAACTTATAACAGACTTTACAACAATAAAACCCATACCTTCCCAATGTTCATTCACGGAAACGGCAAAACCGATATGACTAAATTTTACCAACTATGATGGAATCGATTGTAAAGGAATATACCGACAAGGTAAATGCGGACCAAGAACTCAAAGCATACCGGGATTGGATTGAAGCAAACGCATTCGGATTCGGGGAGAGGTGTTTTATTTGGATGTGGAATGATATTGTTGCAAGGATGCCTAATGAGTTTACATTTATGGAGATAGGTGTTTTCAGAGGGCAGATTCTTGGATTGGTTAAGTTACTGGCAGACCGACACGGCAAAAAGGTTAGGCGAATCGGAATCACACCGCTTGACACATCGGATGGACATTGGGAAAGTGACTACGAAGCAGACATAAAGAAACTACACGACACCTTTAAGATTGCAAATGATTACGAACTAATCAAACTTGATTCAACTAATCCCGTAGCGGTAAACCTTGCCTCAAAGAATCCTCCCGATGTTCTTTACATAGATGGAGGACATACTTACGAGGTAGTAATGGCAGACCTAAAGAACTACATCCCAATCCTAAAGGTAGGCGGTACACTTGTCATTGACGATTGTAACAATGCAATTCCGATGCCGTGGGGTTACTTCGCAGGGATTCAATCGGTATCAAACGCAGTAGACCAATTCCTCCCAAGAGAAGGACAGAACGAATTATGGAAGCATGAACTAAACTTAGTACACAATAGGGTACTTACAAAATTGAAATAAAATGGCAGCAGCAAAAGGAAACAAATATTATAAAAATAGGGAGAAGGATGGTAGACCAAAAGCAATAGAATCACCTGAAGTGATGTATCAACTCTTCCAAGAGTATTGCGAACATACCAAAGCAAATCCCATCAAGGTTAAGGATTGGGTAGGGGGTATGGCAAAACCAGTAATAAGGGAAAAAGAAGTTCCTTTGACAATGGAGGGGTTTGATATTTATTGCTTTAGACAAGGCATAATGTCACAAATGGACCACTATTTTAGCAATAGGGAAGGAAGATACGAAGATTTTGTCGCTATCTGTTCACGTATAAGGAGGGAAATCAGGGATGACCAAATCAAAGGAGGCATGGCAGGGATATTTAACCCGAGCATTACGCAAAGACTTAACAACTTGGTTGAAAAGACCGAGAACAAACATGAGGTAAGTGAGATAAAAATCACCCGTGACCGCTAACGTAAAACTTTACAATCCACACGATGCCCAAAGGAAGGTCATAGATTGCGATAAAAGATTTATTGTGATGATGGCAGGGCGAAGATTTGGTAAGTCCTTAATCAGTCAGACAATCGCCTTAGAAAGCGGAATTGAGGGTAAGAGGGTAGCATACATTACACCAACCTATCAACTCGGTAAGATATTCTTTCAGGAGTTGCTTGATATGCTACCTCTTGAGATTTACAAAAAGAATGAGGCAGACTTGGTGATTACCTTTATCACTGGTGGTACAATCCGATTCTTTACGGGTGAAAGGTTGGACAATCTCCGAGGGTTAAAGTTTCACCTTTGCATAATTGATGAAGCAAGTTTCATCCCTGACCTTGAAGGAGGTTGGTTAAACTCAATCAGACCTACCCTAACAGATTACAAGGGTAAAGCATTGTTCTTGTCTACTCCAAAGGGTAAAAACTACTTTTACTCATTGTTTATGAAAGGGAACGGAGGTGAGGAAGATTGGCAAAGTTTCAAGTTTAGTACCTATGATAATCCGTACATAGACAAGTCAGAGGTTGATTCGGCAAGGATGCAACTTCCCGAGGTAGTCTTTGAGCAGGAGTACATGGCGAACC